ATCTGGTCCAGATCCGGGAAATACTCAGGCATCTCCTCAACGATCTGGTAATTCATGAAGTCACGGACGCGCCGTGCCTGCTCCTCAGTTTCCTCGTTGGGTTCACCGACGATGACAGTTTTGACCGGTCCACCGGAGGGGTAAAGCTCTGCGACAGCTCGCGCATTGAACTGGGTCGCTGCTTCGGCGATGAGCGGGTGAACAACGATGCTCAGGCCACGGCTGGCTCGCTCGTCTTCACCTTCCTGAAGGCCACCATCAGGATCAAGCGTCTTGAGGCCATCTTTGTAACGCTGCTCCCACTCGGAGCGAGCTTCGCGATCAGATTCGTAAAGTGAAATAAGCGAGTCAGCCTTTGCAGCCAGCTCGCTTTCCGAGATGTCTTCAGCAATGTTAGCGTCGAATTGAGTATCAACCTCGGGAATCTCATCAACGGATGGATCTCCGATAAGAACTTCATCATCTCCGAACTCTTCAACCATTAGGTTGTCTGGCGGAGCACCTTCTGCAAAAGGGATCGGCATTCTAGCCATACATCGCTACCTTTTGTTTTGGTTCTTCATACTCATCTTCATAATCAGTAGAGTGGGTGACGAACCAACCCTTCCTCAAACGCAACCAAGCCTGTGTGCAGGTGTCAACAATGTCGTCGTTGTCCCCAGCGGGGAATGCTGCACAAATGTCAATTAAATTTTTAGCCCACTTTTTGTCAGAAGGAAACCAAATTCTTCCATCTTCTAAAAGAGCGGAGCTTGCATGGGCACGTGCTTCTTTGTCTCGATCTGGCGAATACTCAAGAACTGGGATGCCAGCCATGCGCAAATCCTGAAGCAAACTTTGGCCAGAAGCCTTCTTCTCAATGAGCACTGCGTCTGGTTCATAATCTTCGTAAGACTCTTGAGCTATCCGGCGGAGCTCTGGGTAAGTGACACGGTCATACCACATATCAAGGACGATCGCGTTGATTTGCCCATTGCGCCGGAAGACACCCCACGTTGTGCGTGCAGAGTAAGAGGTTTTCTCTTTGGTTGAGAACGCAGTGTCCCAAGACTGCAAAACATACTCAACATCCGGAAGCGTATCGTGCTCCCAAGGCACCCACCACTCAGCCTTCAAGATTCCGCCACCCTTCGGCATTGGCCTCTGCTGAAGCTGACCAGCCGCAGCATAACTGCCAAGAGAGCTTTCAAGATTGCTGAGTGTCCTGTCGTCAATGCGCTGTGGCCAGAGCAACTCACCTTCCTCTGTGCGTGGGTCGGTGAAACCGAGAGAGGAAATTGTTGGAGTCGGATGTCCGATCTCGTAACGAGCAGGAAGGCAAAGGTGGTCCCAGTCCTCAAACTGGTTAGCGAGGATGTGGCCAGTGAGGTCGTTCTCGTGGACTCGCTGCATGATGATCACGAACGCACCAGTCTTCGGGTCATTGAGGCGAGACTGCATGGCTTGGTCCCACCACTCAAGAACACTCTCACGAACAGCCGCCGACTCAGCCTCACGGACGTTGTGCGGGTCGTCAATGACAATGATGTCGCCACCTTCACCAGTCAACGCACCATCAACAGAAGTCGCGATCCTATGGCCAGTCTTGTCGTTCTCGAACCTCTGCTTCTGGTTCTGGTCGCCGGTCAGCTTGAAAGAGTCACCAAAGTGTTCCTGATACCAAGGGCTGTCAATCAGCCGCCGACATTTTACCGAGTCTCGTATGGAAAGCGAGGAGGCATAAGATGCGAACAGGAATCGCTTCTGTGGCTGGATGGTCCAAGTCCACGCAGGCAAAGCCACCGCCACCGACAAAGACTTCATGTGCCGGGGAGGGATGTTGATTATAAGTCGGCGAATGTCGCCTTCAACAACCGCCTGCAGATGCTCACTGATGGCATCAATATGCCAGTTGTCGTAAAAGTCTCTTCCCGGCTCAATTGTCGGCCAGCAGTTCTTGGTAAACTCCTTCAGAGACCTCTTCATCTTCTCTGATCGGACTTGCGTCAATGACAGCGTGCTCAAGAACTCGTTCAATTGCGTTGAGGTCGTCATTTGTCAGCCTACTTATGTCCAGAACTTTTTTCTCTTCAATCTGAGCGTGCACTTCCACAGCCTTCAGATCAGGCACACACTTCCCAAGCAAAGTTTTCGCCGCCATGACGCGCAACTCTGGGTCTGCGGAAATTTTCCCGGCTGGCGTGGCAAGACCTTCGCTGTCTTTGGTGTAAACCGGGAATATCTCTTTGCCCTGCATTACCGCTGCGAGGAATCCGACGGGGTCTGCTTGGCCCATGATCCAATTGATCGTGGCTGGATGGTTCCACTTGTACCGACCTTTGCGCGCGGGCTTCTGGTGCTTCATCGGCTCAACTGATTTGAACCGACCATCCCAACCCTCCGGGTCGTCTTTCAAACGGTAATCTGCATCGGGATTGAACGGAGGGCCATTGTTCACAGGCCTCTTGACAATGGTTTTTGTTTCTGCCTCCGCAGAAACTTCATTTTTGGAGCTCTTCTTCACTTTTTCCGCCATTTTACAACCGTATTGCAGTGGTCAACTGAAAATAACTGTCACACATTATCTCTCGTTTCTGGGCAAAAAGAAACCCCTCCGAAGAGGGGTCAAGTTCAGGGAGGATACAATCGTGAACAGATTGCACAATAATTATTAACCAACATCCGATCAAAGTCAACGAGGCGTTTGACGAGCACCTTCTGGAGCCACATCATGAACAACCCTACCAGAGTTGAAGCCATAAGGTATCAGCACACCAACCTCCTTGAGCACGAACAGATGATACTGATTGGCCGTATCCACAACTCGCTGCTCAGAAGGATAAAGCATGAAGGCGTCGTTGTCTGGCCCGACGATCTGGTTCTTGATCTCCTGCAGATCTCGCCATGAGCATATCGGTTCACGATCATGCCGACGGATCGAGAGGTACCAAGCCGGAGGAGCACTGTCATTCAGAACCATCTGCGCCGCATGGGCGTCTTTCTTGATGGCGTGGTAAACATCATTGACATAAATCTCAGCACCAACGTCCGCCTCAAAACTCTTTTTGATCTCGCTGAATTTGATTTCGTGACCAGCCGCCGAAAACTTTTTACGCATGGCCTTCATCTCGTCACGACTCATCATCTGCACAACGCCATCTTTACGCATTGGCGTCATGAATGACCCTCATCGCAGTTGGGTAATCAGCACGAGCCTCCTCCTCGCTGTCATAAGACTCTTCGTAAATTACCTCGCCGCTGCCATCACAATACGGACAAGCAACATCACGCGCACTGGGGTCATTAGGGTGGCGATCCGACACCACCCCATAACCCGAACAATCCATACATTCACAAACGATCTGCATTTAATCCTCCAAGGTTATGACGTAATAATTTTTACCGCGCTTCTCGATCCGTGGGTGTTCACCCTCGCTGATCTCGCCGTCGCTCATCATTTCCCAAAGCGCATCTTGCGCCGCATCACGATTCTTGTAACCTCTGGCATAATCGTATCGCATCTCACACTCCATCCAAAACGTCAGTGCGCTCGGCATAGTGAACAAAGCTGGGGACAGAACCAACATCCGCATAAGCAGGTTGGCGGCGCATGCAAACCTCTCGCATGACTTGCCAGAACAAACGGTGGGCCACTTCATCATGCGCATAGTTCGCGAAATGAATGTCAGAGAACTCACGGTGGTTAATTTTTATGATCATTGCTTTTCCTTTCTCAGTTGGGTGCCGGTGGGTTATCTTGCGCGGTGCGACGAACCAGTCATCTTCAATTCGCTCAATCCGCATAGGTCACGATCTCCTTGAGTTCATCGACCAGCTTCCTGCCGTAATCGGTGAACAGTACGCCCCGGCCCCAGACCCAATGCTCTATGTCTTGGCTGTGGTAGAACGTCTCGTTCTGCGTCATCCAACGCAGAGCCGTCTGGCGGTCACCAGCACCTAGTTCGATGCAGGATTGAACCTCTTTCTCGAAGTCGATGAGGGACTGAGCTTCGAGTTCAGCCTCCTCGGCCTGACGACGGTCGAAAGCACGACCAATGGCATCCCAGATTTCCTGCTTCCGTTCCGGCGTTGCCGAATAGAACTCATGGTCGCGGGGGCGGAAGCCATAAGCGTCTTTGTGGAAGTCTGAGAACAGTTCATCAGAATAGGTATACATCAGCTTGGTTTCCTTTCTCAGAGCGTTGGGCTCTCCCAACACAGCTATTATCTCTCTTCTCATATCAGAAGGCAACAAAAAGTTTCACCTTTTTAGTGTTGCATATCAACGACTTACAAAAAAGTTTCCAGAGTCTGGTTTCGGTTTCCCCTCAATCTTGAGTTTGGAAACGCCAATTGTCTTTTTGATATCAACGACTTGCGACAGACCGAAACCGCGAAACCACAAATATCGTGTTTTTGCACACACACAACACACACCATATTTTTCCTTATAGAGAAGATGCAGAGGGACGGGGTTCGAAAACAAAATCTTTGAAAAGTTTGGGTTCTTTGGTTTCGCTATTGATTTTATTGAGTAAGACTGGTTTCTTTGAAAAATAATTCTTTTCAAGCCCCACCACTTGGCGCATAGTAACGCCCCTTGAGAAAGGACAGAAAGATGTCAAAAGTTTACGTTGTCAACCGACCGACCAAGAACAAGTATGGCTGGGTCCCAGACCTGAGCGATGCTTCGCGCTATGGAACGTTGGAGGTGGTGTTTGAGGCTAACGACAAGCCTCAGTTCTTGCCGGGGCCAAGCATCCAAAAAGCAAGACGCATCATGAGAGACTTTGGTCCAGAGGATTATCTCCTTTGGCCCGGAGGTGGTGACCCAATCGCTGTCATGGTCTGTTGTTCGATTGCCAGCGAGAAGTCGCCTGTTGTTAGAGTGTTACGTTGGGAGCGCAATATGGAGGAGGGCGAGCGCGACCGACGCAAAGGTTGGTACATGCCAGTCGCCCTCGAATTCAGAAAGGTAGAAAATGTCGAAGATAGATCTGCTTGAGGACGTCGCGCCGTCGTCCAATGAAATTGGCGCAGTTGCAGATATGGCTCAGAGAGTTCTAGATCTCGAAGACGAGATCAACCGACTCGAAGATGCATTGAAGCAGAAAAAGCAGGATCTCAAAGTGTTGGCTGAACAGGACTTGCCTGAACTCATGCAAGAACTGAACATCAAAGATTTTACCCTGAGCAATGGTGCAAAGGTCGAGATCAAAGATGTCATCCAAGCTTCGGTCCCCTCGCAAGGTTCGATTGATCGGGCCAAGACTGAGGACCAAAGGGTCGAGCTTCAGATGCTCCAACAGCAGTGCTTTGAATGGTTGCGGGCGCAAGGTGCCGGCGACATCATCAAAAGCAATGTCGAGGTTCAGTTTGGTCGTAATGAAGATGACGCATGCAATGCTTTCACTGACGAGCTGCGTGAGCGTCAAATTTATTACAAGCGAGCTGTGGGCGTTCACCCACAGACCCTCAACAGCTTCATCAAAGAACGGATGAGCGAGGGCAAGGAAGTCCCCATGGAAATGTTCCGTGTTTATGCGGGACGCAGAGCCAACATACGGAGGTAGATATGGCTAACGAAGTTGCGAAGAAGAAAGAGTCCAATGTTGTGGCGTTTGATGCTGCGATGCTGTTGGATGATGCTGGTGCTGGTCAGGAGAATATGTCTCGCGAAGACATGATGATCCCGCGCCTGAGCATTTTGCAGCAGATGTCGCCGCAGGTGAACAAGCGCGACGGTGCGTACGTTGAAGGCGCAGAGCCGGGGTTCATCCTCGACAATGTCGGCCAGCGTGCCATCGACGGGGAGGCTGGCATCACAGTCGTCCCGATCAGCTATCGTCGCGCCCACATTGAGTGGAAGGCGGATCGTGGTGGGTTCGCTGGTGACCATGGGCCTGACTCGTCTTGCCTTGACAACTGCACTCGCGGTAGTCGTGGCGAGTACCTGACGCCGGACGGCAACGAGATTGTCCCGACTGGTGAGTATTTTGTTTTCGTCATCGAGGGAGACAGCTATTCTCCTGCCTTGCTCTCAATGTCCAAGAGCCAACTCAAAAAGGCGCGGCAGTGGAACTCGATGATCAACCGACTCATGATCGACGTTGACGGCAAGCGCATCAACCCAGCGATGTTCTGGACTGCGTATCAGCTCACAACTGTCCCTGAGGAGAATGATCAGGGTTCGTGGTTTGGCTGGTCGGTCAAGATGCTGCACGATGCGGCGAGTGGCGGCATCATTGCCAACCACCCTCACGGCAAAGACATCTATCTGGATGCTCGTGAGTTCAGGAACCAAGTCGCCACAGGCGAGGTCAAGGTCTCGCCGGAGTCTGTTGACGAAGACGTAATGTAGTCTTGTTGGGGAGGAGGGTTGACTCCTCCCCTTCACCTTTAAGAAAGGAACTTCATGTCCGACGTTAAAAGATTCATGAATTTGTTCAGAGGCTACGAACAAGCTCATGGCCAATACAGGGTCCAGAAAAAAGAAGCCGACGGAAAGATGTCTGGCCGCGCTGTGACTGTCAGCGAGCCTCCGACGGAAGAACATTTCTCGATGCACTTGAAGGGTGGAGAGTTCATCCTCGGCATCATCATGCTTAAACAAGACAACAGCTGCAATTTTGGCGTCATCGATATTGACATTCGCGGCGAGGTCAAGCTCAAAGAATCTCTTGAGAGCCTAGAGAAAAAGATTCGCAACACTCCGCTCGTCATGTGCCGGAGCAAGTCTGGCGGAGCGCACCTCTATCTTTTCTGCGAGCCAGCCATCCCAGCCATCGACATGGTCAACAAACTGAACGAGTTCGCAGCAGGATTGGGATATGGCGGCGCAGAAATTTTCCCCAAGCAGATCTCTCGTGCCAATGAGATGGATCGCGGCAACTGGATAAATCTCTGCTACTGGGACGGAGACGACACAGAGCGTTTCGCAATCCATGATTCACGCAAGCTCAACCTGTCAGAGTTCTTAGACCTCGCAGAGAAAAAGCGGACGACATACGAGGAGCTCGAGAAGATTCAGCCAGAGCTCGTCGATCATTTCAGCGATGGCCCTCCATGCCTTCAGCACATCATGACTATGGGCTTCCCAGAAGGCGGACGAAACATATCTTTGTTCAATGTTGGTGTTTATTATCGCAAGAAGAATCCTGACGATTGGCAGGAAGACCTCATGCGTTTCAACTATGAGCAACTCGATGAGCCGCTGCCGTCCGGCGAGGTCAATGGCCTAATCAAATCAGTCAGCAAAAAAGAATACGCCTACACTTGCAAGCAGTCGCCCATCTGCAACTATTGCGAGAAGTCAAAGTGCATGAAGCGAGAGTTTGGCATCGGTGGCTATGGCGGCGGCCAAGCGATCGAGATCAGCTCAATCACAAAATACGAAACCGAGAACAGAAGCTCTGTGCGCTGGTACATCGAGATCGGCGGAGAACGCATCGAGGTCACAACTCAGCAACTGTTGGATCAGCGCCAGCTGCAAAAGCTCTGTGTCGAAAAGCTCAACAAGTGTCCAGCCCAGATGCCGGGGCCAAAGTGGGAACAGGCCATAAACAACCTGCTCAGCACTGTTGAAGTTATACAAGACCCAGACGACGCAAGCCCACAGGGTCAGTTTGAGAAGATGCTTGACAGCTTCTTGACTGGCAAGGTTCAGGCTCGTCACCGAGACGAGATAATGAATGCGAAGCCATGGCACGACCCAGACGAGGGTCGCGTTTTCTTCAGGTCGGAAGACCTTTTCATCTATCTGGAGGCGCGGAGGTTCCGCTACCAATCTCAGCATCAGGTTTGGTCTTGGCTGAGAAATCTTGGCGGCGACCGTAAGACCTTTCGTATAAAATCCAAACCAGTTAAAGTATGGTCTGTCCCGGCACCTCAGTTCTACGATGAAGAGGAACTAGAGGTTCCAAGCTCAGTGACAGAGGACTTCTGATGGAATCCGACAGCGAGTTAATTGAGTGTCCATGGTGCGGGCAGATGACTCGTGTTGTCGTGTATGAGTCTGGTAGGGTTGTTTGTGATTCATGCAAGAGGACATTGTATGAGGAAGAAGTTCAGTGATTCAGACGCCAACGACATACGCTGGCTCTATTTCAAAGGGAAAAACAAACAAGGCAAGCGATTCACAATGAAAGAGCTTGCTGGAATTTACAATTGCCACCCGAATACAATCCTGTTGGTGATAGACAGGAAAAGTGGTTACTCACATCTGCCTGTTGAACCGGAGGGAGATTGATGTCCCCTGAAGAGTGGAATAAAATTAAGTTCGAAGAAGATGCCAAGCAGAGGCTTGAGGAAATGTCTTCTGGTTCTGTTTACGAACTTCTGTCAAAGGTTGATATGCTCCTGAGTGTTGGGGCATTTCCGCAGAACTCGTTTGCAGCAGTCGAAGAAGTGAAGCAGAAACTTAAAAAGATATTGCGCGGCAATATCGTTGAGAAAGGATCAAATGAGAAGAGTTCAAATAATCTTAGGTCCGCCCGGGACTGGGAAGACGACTACCCTCTTGAGGATTGTTGAGGACGCACTCAGCAGAGGAGTCCCGCCAGAAAGGATCGCCTACCTAGCTTTTACGCGCAAGGCTGCATATGAAGCTCAAGAGCGTGCCATGCAGCAGTTTGGCTTTGACGAAAAGCGATTCCCATATTTCCGGACACTTCACTCCCTCGCATTCAGAGAGCTTGGGCTCCAAAGGGATGAGGTGATGACCAACACCCATTACCGCAAGTTGGGCAAAGCCCTTGGCGTAGAGTTCAAAGGGATCTACGACGAGGATCTTGGAATACACACAGGAGACGGATTGGGAGACAAGTGCTCGCGCATCGAGTCTCTTGCGAGGGTCGGCATGCGATCTCTCGAGGAGCAATACAATCTGACGCCAGTCAATGACCTGACCCTGCATGCTGTGAAGCAATACGATGCGGCCATGCGTCGTTACAAAAAAGAAAACGGTCTGCTGGATTTTACAGACATGCTCGAGCGGTATGGCTCTGCGTTGCCAGTTGACATCTGCATCTTTGATGAGGCCCAAGATCTTAGTTCGCTTCAATACAAAATGGCGATCGCTGCTGCGGCCAACGCAACCGAAGTTTATATAGCTGGCGACGACGACCAAGCGATCTTCGGATGGGCTGGTGCAGACGTTCAGAAGTTTTTAAATCTGAAGGGCGACCGCATGGTCCTGCCGCAGAGCTACCGAATACCGAGATCAGTTCACAAGCTCGCCCTCGACATCGTTGGCCGGATCAAGCATCGCTATCAAAAGCCATGGTCTCCGAAGCTGGATGCTGGTTTGGTTGACTACGTTTCTGATGAACAACAGATCGACTTCTCTGGCGAAAAAAGTTGGTTGTGCATGAGTCGGTCAAAATATCTTCTGAACAGATTCCAACAGTCGGTCCGTCAGCAGGGTTATGCTTACACATACAATGGCAAGAGCTCTCTTGAGACTGAGGAGACTCGAGCCGTCATGAGCTGGGAGCGTTTGCGCAAGGGTGGATCGCTCACCATGTTTGAGGCGAAGAACCTTATTCAGTTTTTCAATTTCAATCACACTCTGACCAAGCTCGAAAAATATCGCGTTACAGATCTGGGTCTGCCGGAAGATGCACTGCAACACGACTGGATGACGATGCTGCGCGGCATCGCCGCCGACGAGCGCGAGTATCTTAGGTCTTGTCTGCGCAATGGAGAAAAGTTTTCTGAAAAGCCACGCATCTCCATCTCGACCATCCACCAGTCCAAAGGTGGCGAGGCAGACAATGTCGCCCTGATCACCGACATGGGCCGTCTGTCTTGGGAGAACAGCCACACCGACGAGGAGAATCGAGTCTGGTACGTTGCTGTCACTCGAGCACGAGAAAGTCTGTCGATTGTCAGACCGCGAGGTTTGAGATATTATGCAATATGAGACTAACTCCTTGATAACGCTGATAAAGAAAATGCTTTTCTTTTTTAGCAGAAAGAGAGATAATAGCTGTGTTGGCGATGGTCGCCAACTTGAGAAAGGAAATCAGATGAGCAAGAGCTCCCCCGAGAAGATGGAACTTTACAAGACTGCTTACTCCGAAGAGCACGGCACGTTCGTCGGCATCAAGCAGGTATACAAAATCACGACCGACGATTGGCTGGTTGTGGCGCATGTTGCGGGCGAACCGCAGCATCTCCTCCGGAGCTTCCGCTCTTCTGAACTTACTCAGTACGTCCTCTAATCAGAAAGGAATAAACCATGTACGCACTCGACCGCAAAACTCTCGACCTCCGCTCTTTCGAAAATGGCAAGGCTGCTCGCAATGCTGGCAATGGCTTCGTCCTATTCGAAGACGCAGAAGAGCTTTTGAACAACCCAAACATAAAGAGCGAGGCTTGCTCTTTCTTCGTAGAACTCTACAACAAGCATGCTGACAAGAGTGTGACAAAGTTCGAGAGCCGCAATGTCGCGGCCAGCCGGATTGTCAAGCTCGTCTCGACCATGCCCGTTGAGAAATCTCTTCACAACAAGACAGGAGAAAATGAAGTGACTGAAGAAGTTATTGAGGTGAATGTCAAGACCACAGCCCCGACCAAGCAGACTCGCAAGTCTGGCTTTGCAGGAAAAATGGTTCAGGCGACCTGCCAGACCAATCCTCGTCGCGAGGCCACTCATGGCTTCCATTCGATGCAGGTCTTGATTGATGCTGGCGAGCCGATCAGCTATGAGAAGTATATTGCTGCTGGCGGCCGACGCAACGACCTTGTGTGGGATATCGGAAAAGGCAACGCCAAGGTCATCGACTGATCGGAGGGGGATCTTCCCCCTCCACCCTCTTTCAGAAAGGAAAGCAAAATGAAGTTCCACAGATTCAAACATGATGATGGCCGATACATAAACTTGGGGAACTGGCAGTCTTCTGTCAAGTTGGCCAAGGACGAGGCCAAGGATCTTGGACACTGGTCTCGCAGCGAGACTAAGATCCAAACCCTGACGATCAATCAGCAAGACTCTTATCAGGCGATGATGAATCTGCTGAACCAAGACTCACGCGTGTTGGGGCAGATCCATGAGAGCTAAAATTATATTCGCAGCCCTGTCACTTTCCGCATGCGCATCGAATGCAGAGCCAGAGGTCTCTCTCAAAACTGAAAAAGAGATCCACAGCATGAACCGGCACGAGGTGATCAATGCGATCACCGACTGCCAGTCTGCTGGCTTGAGGCCTGTTATGATTTATGGTAGAGTCCGAGTTGCTGGCCGGCCATCACCAATTGTCCTTGATGTCACTTGCGCGCCACCCAAGGCACAGTTATGATCAAGCTCGGCATCGGCATAGGGATTGGCGTTGCGATAATGCAGTTTCATCTCGCACCTTTCATCGCAGAACTTTTTGTTTCGTCTGGTGCTCGTGATCAGATTGTGCAATTTTTACAGGAGATCGAACATTGATTATTCTAGGCGCTGGCATGGCTGGCTTGTTGTCAGCGAACATACTCAGGAGTTTCCAGCCAAAGGTATGGGAGGCACAAGACTCTCTCCCGAACAACCACGAGGCTCTGCTGCGCTTCCGGACTGACAAG